CAGATAATTAGCGAATTCGTTAAAAGAAGTGGGGCAAAGGTGGGGCACTCGGCCCAGCTGATTTTGCGATGGCGGCAAGGTTAACACGCGAGGTCGACCGTTCGCAGGCCCGCTCAAAAGTCACGAAAAATGCATAAAAATGCATACTCAATGCAAATTAGCATTTGCCAAGCCTGAAATCTGTCGTCACTATCCGCTTTATGCAAAAACGCAACGTTTCTATCGTCTTAAGAGAGCTGCTGGACCGCGACCGGATCTCCCCCACGGAGCTTCACCGGCGTACCGGCGTGCCTCAATCCACGCTGTCCCGGATACTCAGCAGCAAGATCGTTGACCCCTCGGACAAGCACATCTCCCGCATCGCCGAGTACTTCCGCGTCAGCACCGACCAACTGCGCGGGCGCGCGGCGGTGGGCGTTTCGCGGGATGATGGGCGCGACCCGACGCATTCGGAACTCAAGGACATAAGCCTGTGGGATGACGACACCCCCGTGAATGACGACGAGGTGTCGATCCCCTTTTTGCGTGAGGTTGAATTGGCTGCTGGATCAGGAAGATTCGTCATCGAGGAAAGCGAAAAGGCCAGCCTGCGGTTCGGCAAGCGCAGCCTGCGGCATAACGGCGTGCAGTTCGACCAGGCCAAGTGCGTGACGGTGCGCGGCAACAGCATGTTGCCCGTGCTGCGTGATGGCGCGACGGTGGGGGTGAATGCGGGCAAGAGCGCGATTGGCGACATCGTCGATGGCGACTTGTACGCCATCAATCACAATGGCCAGTTGCGGGTCAAACAGCTCTATCGCTTGCCTTCCGGGATTCGCCTGCGCAGTTTCAACCGCGATGAACACCCGGACGAGGACTACAGCTTCCAGGACATCCAGGATGAACAGATCAGCATCCTCGGTCATGTCTTCTGGTGGGGCATGTACGCCCGTTAACCTTCTCTCGTAAGACAAAGCCCGCCAATGAGCGGGCTTTTTTTCGTCTGTTGAAAGGCATCAAACCCTTTGCTAGCAAGGCTCTAAATGCATCAGTGCATTTGCATACTGAAAATAAATGCATTTATGCATTGACTGTATATGCATACATGCATATTCTTTGTCTCAAGCCAGCCAACAAGGCCTGGTGGAGGCGGCAAGGATGCTGCCAAGGACGACAAGGAAGGCACGCAACATCGGCACGGACGCCATCGAAGCGATGGCAGGGATGCCAAGCAACACCGGCAAGGATGCCGACGCTCTTTAGTTTCACCGTTTTACAAGAACAGGCAGCGATGAACCGGCCTTAACGGTTCAGAGGGTTGGCAACTGACCCGGGTGTGCAGCGTAAAGCACCAGAAGCAGTTATCCGGCAGACAGGGATCGTGGTCGGAAAAACATTGAGGAAAGATCCGTACCGCGCCAGTAGCGCCGAAAGATCGAGGACCGCATTACTGAAAAGCCCGGTCAGCCGGGCTTTTTGGAATGCCTACCTATAAATGGATTTACCCGAACACCGGCATTCTGCCGGCATTGCTCAGCCAGGAGGCGTGACATGACAAACGAGCAGCAAGCGTTAGCGGAAATGCCTATCTGGCTGGTGATCGTACTGGCGCTGATCGGCGGAGTTTCCGGCGAAATGTGGCGCGCCGACAAGGAGGGCGCCCGTGGTTGGTCGCTGATCCGGCGCCTGGCGCTGCGGTCTGGGGCGTGCATGGTCTGCGGGGTCTCGGCGTTGATGCTGTTGTACGCCGCCGGTATGTCGATCTGGACCGCCGGCGCCCTCGGTTGCCTGACCGCCATGGCCGGTGCGGACGTCGCCATCGGCCTTTATGAACGTTGGGCGGCCAAGCGCATTGGCGTCGACGAGGCCCCGCCCTCCCGCCCGGATCAGCAGTAACCGCTGCAAGGACGCGACTGATGACATCTATCGAAAAACCTTCCCAACTGCCCATCGCAATTGGTGAAGCGCTCAAGGGCGCCTTCCCACAATTGCGTGTGGGCAATCACCAGGACTTCCAGGGCGCCGGGGATAAAACCGGCGTGCTGATTACTGTGGAACGCAACGGCCCCGGCGTTCGATCCCTTGAAGGGCGTAAGGCCCATGCACTGTCGGTGTCACTCATGGCCAGGGTTGCCAGTGGTTCGGCGCCTTACGACGCCTGCGACCTGGCCAGCCAATTGATGGATTTGGCCCTCGATAATCGCTGGGGCCTGCCGGCGGATCAGTGCGACCTGCCAACCGCCATCGTCGCGGCGCCGACCCTACAGGGCAGTGCCGAAACGGACTACGACACCTGGACAGTGTCCTTCACCCAAAACATCTACCTCGGCCCGCCGTTACTCGAAGATCCCACCGGAAAACCTCTGTTTGCCTGCACGTGGGAAGTCTCGAGTATCGACGATCCTGAGCAATACCGACCCTTGCAGGAGTAGTCCATGTTCGATGCGCTGTTACGCATGCAACTGGGACCGATCGTCGAGCGCCTGGCGGAAATGGAGGCCCAGCTCGAAGATCTGTACCGCCGCGCTGAAAGCTACTGTCGGATCGGCATCTGCCAGCAGGTCGACGCCGCCAGCAATACCTGCACCGTCAGCCACGGTGATTTGCTCACTCCAGCGATTCGTTTTTTCAACCCCAGTGCGGGGGCGCAGACTGAAACGCGGATTCCGTCAGTGGGCGAACAATGCTTGCTGCTCAACTATGGCGGCGGGGAAGGCGCTGCGCAGTCGGTGGCGCTTTTCGGGCTCAACAGTAGTCTGTTTCCGCCGGTCTCCAGCGTTGCGTCGTTGACCCGGCGCCGCCATCAGGACGGCACACAAAGTGACTATGACGACGTCAGCCACACGTTCAACTGGACCAACGGACCCACTGTCTTCGGCGGCTCCCGCGAACAGATCGAAGCGAAGATCGGCGCCGCCACGCTGCGGCTGACCGCCAACCACATCAGCTTGCAACTCGGCGCCGTCGGCCTGCTATTGGATGCTGGCGGCGTGCATTTGAGCGGCCCGCTGGTGGATCACCAGGGCCGCGTGATCAGCACCGCATAAGGATTTGCCATGATCGGAATCGATAGGAACACCGGGGCAGCCGTCGATGACTGGCTGCAATTCGTGCAGCGCGCCACCCGAGCGCTGACCACCCCCGTGGGCACTCGCCAGAAGCGTCCGTTGTACGGCTCGCTGATCCCCCAACTGCTCGGGCAGAACCTCGGCGACGACCTCTTGATCCTCGCCCAAAGCCACGCCGCCAAAGCGTTCTACAACATCGAGAACGGCATCGCCGACTTTCAACCCCAAGTCATCGTCGCCACCCGCCAGGGCGCCGGTCTGTTGCTGCGGTTTGCCGGCACCTGGAAAAACCGCCAACAATCCTTCGAGGTCATGACATGAGCATGCTGATCCCTGGCCAGAACCAACTGGCAGAGCCGGCGATCATTGCCGTCGACGCGTTCGAGCCGTTGCTGGCGGAGTTCAAGGCGTTTGTCATTGACTACGTCGCCACCCGTGCGCCGCAAAGCGCCGCCAAACTCAAGGTCAGCCTCGACAACGAAAGCGAACTGCTGACCCTGGCCCTGGAAGCGTTTTGCGTGCGCCTGCAAACCCACGAGCGCAAGTACAACGCGCGCATCAAGCAGATGCTGGCGTGGTGGGCCACCGGCAGTAACCTCGACGCGCGCCTGGCCGATATGGGGCTGGAGCGCCAGGTGCTGGACCCCGGTGACCCGGCGGCCTTCCCGCCGGTGCCGCCGACATTGGAAAGCGACGACGACGCACGGCTGCGCTATTACTTGGCGCCCCACGCGCCGGCGGCGGGTTCGCGCATGCAGTATCGCCGCGAGGTGTTCACCCTCGGCGAACGACCGGCGGTGAACGTGGAAAGCGCGACACCGGGTGTCGTCACGGTCACCTATACCTTCGACCCGGATGGCTATGCGGCGCAGGTCAAGGACGGCAATGGCCGACGCACCGCCCCCGGTGAGGTGAGGGTGACGGTGCTGTCCAGGGACGGCGACGGAACCCCTTCTGCCGATTTGCTTGACGGCGTGCGCAGACATTTCGCACGGCCCGATGTACGGCCGGAAACGGATCTCGTCACGGTCCAAAGTGCGCAGATCCAACGCTACAAGATTCGCGTCGTGGCCAAGATCAACGCCGGCCCGGATTCGGGCCTGACCCAAGTGGCCGCGCAGCAGTTGCTGCAAACCTACGCCGAGTCCTGTCACCGCCTGGGAGGGCGCGTCGACCCGAGCTGGATCGACTACGCCATCCACAGTGCCGGAGCGGCGCAACTGCAAATCCTCGAGCCGCTGGCGCCGATTGTCTGCTCGGCGTTCCAGGCACCGTATTGCACGGGCGTCGAGGTGGAGGTGCGCACGCTATGAGTGAGCCCAAATCGAGTTTGTTGCCCGCCAATGGCGCACCGTTGGAAAAGGCGTTGGACCTGGGGTTTGGCCACTTGCTGGAACGGATCATGCCGCCGTTTCCGGCGTTGATGAACCCGCTGCAAACGCCCTCCGAATTCCTTCCTTACCTGGCCGCCGACCGAGGCGTCAGCGAATGGGACGCGGATGCCAGCGAAACGGAAAAGCGCCTCACCGTGGGCTTGTCCTGGCAGATCCAGCGCCAGGCGGGCACGCCCAAGGCCTTGAGTTATGCGGTGGAGTCGCTGGGTTTCAGCCCCAACATCAGCGCCTGGTATCAACAGCGGCCGCTGGGCGTGCCTTACACCTTCGATGTGCAGGCGATCATCGGGCGCAGTTGGTCCAGCGGCGACCATAACCGCTTGATCCGCCGTATCAACGCCGCGAAGAGCGAGCGCGACCAGGCGACGATTACCGTGGTTCACCAGACGCAAGCACGCCTTGGCCTGACCGCGATTGTTCACGCCCCGTTTAACGACAGCGAGTTAAGCCTGCAAGGCGCGTTACCCGAACTTGCCTTGGGCGCTCGACTTAACAGTGCCGGCGTTGCCCGGCACTACACCATTAACGACTACGACCTCAGGGCGCAGCCATGACAGATGACATTACGCGCCTGGTGCGCTTCACCTCCAAAGGTTTGGATGAAGTGCTGCAGGCAAAGAACCAGGGCTTGAAAGGCGAAATCACCCACATCGGCGCCGGCACCGGCCGCTACAACCCAGACGGCACGGAAGTGGCCTTGCGTGACGAGCGCCAGCGGGTGGCGATTGTGGATTACGAGGACTTGGGCGAGCGCCAACTCAGGATGGCCGCGCTGTTCGATGGCGATGGCGAGTATGAGATTGGTGAGTTCGGTTTTTACCTCGCCAGTGGGACGTTGTTGGCGGTGTATTCGGTAGCTGGGAAGTTGCTGACGTATAAAGCGGCGGCGGCTCGGGTGTTGCAGAAGTTTACGTTGGATGTTTCGCCGTTGCCGGCACAAAGCGTGACAGTGGTGGTAGGTACTGAGAATCTTAATATCCTCATCGCCGATGAATTAGCGGCTGTTGCTGCGGCGAATATTGATAATATGGCTCGTCATCTTGGAGTGCTCTTTCGCATCATGCAAGTGGAGAAAAAATAGCTTTAAATATTAATAGTTTGTTTGGTCTCTTTAGCTATCGTTTATATGGTTGCTGGGTGGCCTGAAATGGCAAAGTAAAGGAGATACTATTTTGAGTACGGAAACGCAAATAGCCAACTTGGTTCAGGCCTCCAATAACCTGACAAGTGCTGTGAATGGAAAAATTGGTGCTATCGACGTACGAATGGATCAGGCTCGTGCAGAATTTGACCAATTTCGTGCGCTTAAGGATGTTGTTGGAGGTGTTGGTGAGCCTGGGACGTTGTTGATGAGTGTTTTTCAGGGGCTTATTTGGGGAACTGGAGCGCCTTATGACGTCGGGGCGACGGGCGGGATGGTCGCAACGGATCTTGGATCCTCAATGAATGTATACGTCCACTTCAAATTGCCATTTTCCATTAACTCAGATGATCAGATGTTTTGGCTGAATATTCGCGGTTATAGTTACGGTAGCTCTTTGGTACTGGACGAAACATTCGCAGGCTACGTTTACTCTCCACAGCGTGCAGTTATCAATCAGTCGTGTTTTGGGAAATTTGAACCCGCTATTTACGCGGATGCGGCTGGCAATGCTGTATGTCGTATAAAAATCCCCAATGTCTATGTCACATCTTTGCGGCTTGATACTATGCAGGTTGGCCGGTATCGCGCAATTAAGTTGGGTGATATTAAATCTAAGCTCTCTCTCTCGTCGACGGTGGTTTTTTAAATGAATGAATCCTCTGTAGATACCGTTCCATCTCTTATCCTCAGCAAGGAAGGCTTGGAACTATTGGAGTGGTCAAGTATTCGCGTTCGTCGTGATCAACTGTTGCGCGACACAGATCATACTCAAGTTCAGGACAGTCCCCTTGACGAAAGTCAGCGTGTTCAGGTTGCGGCTTACCGGAGACTTTTGAGGGATGTTCCGCAAGACGTTGGTGATCCGTTCGCCGTGGTATGGCCCGAAAGGCCGACCTTCCTGAAGTGATATACAACCGCGAAAGCGGTTTTTTTTCGTCTCCCCAAAGCCCCTCCCGCAGGGGCTTTGGTGTTTTCCACCCGGAGAATTCAACACATGCCCACTCGCCAAACCTACACCGTCCTCATCCCATTCCCCATCGGCGCCGGCCATTGGTCCCGCGTCGGCCAGGAACTGGAACTGCTGGACGTCGAAGCATCCGCCCTGCGCACCGCCGGCCGCTTGGAACTGACCAGCGTCCTCAATACCACCCCCAAGAAGGCTGAATAATCATGGCTGAGGTTTTGAACTTCGAGCACAACGGCATCACTGTGAACGCAACTGAGTCCCCCGAGGCCATGGGCGGCCTTGGCGACAACGTCATCGGCCTGGTCGGCACCGCGCCGAATGCCCACGCATCGATCCCGAAAAACGCCCCGTTCCGCATCAACAGCTTCACCACCCAGGCGCTGCTGGACCCTAGCGGCAGTGAGGCGGGCACGCTGTTTCAGGCGGTGTACCAGATCCTCAAAGTGGTCAAGGTGCCGGTCTACGTGGTGATCGTGGAGGAGGGCGCGACCCCGGCTGACACGCTCAACAATGTGATCGGCGGTAACGAACCGATTACCGGCCGCAAACTCGGCCTGGCGGCCCTGAGCAGTGTGCCGGAAGACCTGACCATCATCGGCGCCCCAGGCTTCACTGGTACCAAGGCCGTGGCGAGCGAGTTCGCCGCCTTCGGCAAGCGCATCAAGGCCCGCGTGGTGCTGGATGGCAAGGACGCCTCAGTTGCCGATCAGGTGACCTACAGCGGCGAGCTGGGCGGTGCCGATCTTGGCTTCGACCGTTGCCTGCTGGTACACAACATGCCGTCGGTGTACTCCAAGGCGGCGAAGAAGAACGTGTTTCTTTCGCCGTCGTCCCTGGCCATCGCTGCACTGGCCAAGGTCAAGCAGTGGGAAAGCCCGGGCAATCAGGTGACCTTCGCCGAGGACGTTTCTCGCGTGGTTGAGTACAACATCCTCGACACTTCCACCGAAGGCGACCTGCTCAACCGCTACGGCGTGAGCTACTACGCTCGCACCATCCTCGGCGGTTTTTCGCTGCTGGGTAACCGCTCCATCACCGGCAAGTTCATCAGCTACGTCGGCCTGGAAGACGCCATCAGCCGCAAGTTGGTCAAGGCCGGGCAGAAGGCGATGGCCAAGAACCTCACCAAGTCCTTCATGGACCAAGAGGTCAAGCGCATCAACGACTGGCTGCAAACCCTGGTCGCTGACGAAACCATCCCCGGTGGCAGCGTGTACCTGCACCCGGAGTTGAACAGTGTCGAGAAGTACAAGAACGGTACCTGGTTCATCGTTATCGACTACGGCCGCTACGCGCCGAACGAACACATGATTTATCAACTCAATGCCCGCGATGAAATCATCGAGCAGTTCCTGGAGGACGTTCTCTAATGTTTACCAACCGAGTCAGACAGGCCATTGCGGCCACCCTCCAAGGCCTGCCGCTGTCCGCGACCGTGGAAGAATTCACCCCGCCGAAGATCGAGTTCGACATGGAGCCCATGTCCGGCGGGCGCTTCATTGCCGAGGAAATGGCCAAGAGCGGCAAAGTGCTCAATGCCAAGCTGATCCTGCAAGGCGCCGGCCCGGAAATCATGCTGGCCTTGGGCGTGCGGATGGGTGACGACATTCTGCTGAACGTGCGTGAAGCCGGCCAGGACCAGGACGGCAAGACCTACTTCACCTACCACACCGTGGGCGGCAAGCTCAAATCCCTGGAGGAGGCGAAGCTGAAGATGGGCGAGAAGGCCACCACCACGCTGGAGCTGTCTTGCCGCACCTATAACCGCCTGGAAAACGGCATCTCGGTGATCGACATCGACGTGCGTACCCAGAAGTTCGTCCTCAACGGCGTCGACATTCTGGGCGACGCCCGCCGTGCGGTGCTGATGCCGTAAGCCCTCGGGGGCGGGCTCGCTCGCCCCACACTTGACCAAGGAATTGCCCCATGGCCTGGATGCCGCCGCTGCACCTCCTGCTGTCCCCGATCACCGCCGATACCGGCGCGACGATCCAGCAGGTTCAACTCAAACCGTTGTTCTACGCCGCGCAAAAAGACGCGCTGGCCCGGGCCGGTGATGACGAGGACGACCAGTTTTTCGAACTGGCGAAACTCGCCACCGGCCTGTCGGAAAAAGAGCTCGACCAACTCAAGCGCCCGGACTACGTGAGCATCGCCCAATACGTACATGAGATGTCGACGCGCCCGGCGTGGTTCTTCCTGGACCCGCTTGAAGCGCCGACCTTCGACGAGCCCGTTCAATTGTTGCTGCCCCTGGAGGCCGCCGGCCGCACCTTCAGCGCATTGCCCCTGGAAATGCCCGCCCTGCGCGCGACCAAAGTGATGAAAAAACTCGCCACCAACAAAGAGCGCGCCGAGTTCATCACCGCCCACTGCACCGGCCTGATGATCGCCGACCTGGCTGGCCTGACCGTGCCTGACTGGACGGAGTTGCAGGAGCGCATCGATGATTTTTTAAACAAACCGGCGGACTTCTTTCGGAGCGCGACATCGAAGTGATCCTCGACGTGGTGCCGCTGATTTACTCGGTCAATGAAGCGGAAATCCTCGACTGGGACGCCGGAAAAGCACTGCGCCGCTACGACATCGCGATCAATCGCCTTGGCGTCAAACAGGAGTAGAGCGGGATGCAAGAGACTCAATACGAGATCAGGCTCGCCGAGGAAGACAAGCGCTGGATGACCTTTGCGGCCCTGTCCAACGAGGCGACGCTCAACAGTGTGCTGACACCCCTTCCCGAAAGTTTTGTCGGGCCTTCGAGCCTGGATGCCGAACCGCAGCCATCGTCGGAACTCGGCCTGGCGCTGGTCACGGTGAGCCTGGATATCAACGCCTTGACCCTGGAGCAAGTGCGGCTGCGCGAGACACTGGAAACGCTCAACAGCACGTTATTCATTACCAGTGATTCACTGGCGCTCAGGACGGTCGATACCACCTCGCAGGCGCAGAACAGTCAGCCCAAAGAACCGCCGCCGGCAGCCGACTCCTGGGTCGACAAAGGCCTACAGTTCGGGGCCGATGCGGCGAAGACCATTGCCAAGGATGTGGGCTCGAGTTTGTGGGATACGGTCAAGAGCAGGGTCTCGGGCAAGGCCATCGATGCGCTGGCGCAAAAGTTTCCCAAAGCCGGCAAGTGGCTCAAAGACGACAAAGACAAGGACTGCTGCTGCCGCGGCGAGTCTCTTCGTGGCGCCACCACCCCGAGCATCATCTTGCCGCCTGGCTATGAGCGTTCTGGCGGGAAAAAGACGTCCGCGAAAAAAACCGCCAAGTCGACGCTGTGGCGGGAGTTGCCCGTTCCCCGTGGCCCTGGCCCGTTAAGGTATGCCGACACCGCCATCAATGTGATCCAGGGTCTACGCGATGGCGACGCGAAAACAGTCGCCACCGGCCTGTCTACGGCCGGTGGTGCCTGGGCCGGCGCCTCCGCCGGTGCGGCCATCGGCACCCTGGTGTTCCCTGGCATCGGTACGGCTGTAGGCGGCGCAATCGGCGGCTTGCTCGGCAGTGAGGCGGGCGCTTGGCTCGGGGACAGACTGTTCAGCCCAGGTGACCGCCTGCCCGCACCCAGCGCCGTCAGCAAGGAGCTCAACAGCGCGCGCTCGGACAACGTGCAAGTCACCCTTGCCCCCAGCATCCAGATCACCGGCGTCAACCCCGCCGATGCCCAGCAGGTGGTCAACCAGGTGATCCAGGCCCTGCAATTCCAATGCATGCCGATGCTCTCCGACACCCTCGGGCTCCGGCGCAACGCGGCACTGGCCGATCCAGGAGGTGATTGATGCGACAACAGATGGTGCTGGGCGATTTCATTTTTGGGCTCGCCCGTGGGTTTGCCTATTCCTCGCTGACCCGTAACAGCGACGGCGGCTGGGCTGACCTGACGATTATCGCGAGCAAACCGCAGTCGCGGCAGAACGGCCAGAAACTGGAAAAACTCACCTTCGGCGGCACGGCGATGTACGGCGTGGGCATGCAACGCTTGGACGAGTTGCGCGCCCTGCAAAATCAACGCGTGCCGCTGCCGCTGGTGGATGGTATCGGCCGCAACTGGGGCTTGTGGCGGATCAATTCGGTGATGGAAACCCAAAGCAACGTGATCGATGACGGCACCGCCATGCTCATGACCTGGACCCTTGAACTGGAGGAATTCGTCAATGCGTAGAGTGCGAAGTATTGCCGGTGATTCAGTCAACCTGCTGCTCTACCGCGAACTGGGACGTTGCGATGATGCCGCGGAAGAAACCCTCTGGCGCTTGAACCCCACGCTTGCCGAATACGGCCCGGTGCTGCCGGCTGGCGTGTGGGTGATCGTGCCGGAAATGGCGTCGCGGCCGGCTGCGCTGCGCCTCGTTTCGGCCTGGGATTAAGAAGGAGGCTACATGGCTCAGGGATTTACGCCCATTGTGGAGTTCTATGGCGCCAACGCGGCGCTGCTCAATCAACGTCTGATGCACTGGAGCCACACCGACGCGGCGGGCATTGAGTCCGACCGCCTTGAACTGACGATCAACATCGAGGGTCTGGAGGGCCTGCCGAGCCTGAGTGGCAAGATCGGTTTGCGCGTCGGTTATAAGGAGTCTGGCTTGGTGGAAAAAGGCGAGTTTGTCATCACCCAGCGCACGCCGGTGCTGTTTCCCATGCGCCTGATGATCGTCGCCACCGCGGCGCCCTTCAGCGCGGGCGATGCCAGTGGTTATCGCCAGCGTCGATCCGCCAGTTATGGACCGATCACCCTGGGCACGCTGTTTCGCCAGCTGGTCAGCCGCCACGGCTATTCGCCGCGGGTGGCGCCGGCGCTGGAAGGCATTGCGATTGCCCACATCGACCAATCCAATGAAAGCGACATGGCGTTCATCACCCGCCTGGCGAAACGTTATGGCGCCGTCACCAAACCGATCAACGAACTGTACGTGCTCGCCGAGGCCGGGCAGGTCAAGTCACTCTCCGGCCAGCAACTGCCGGACGTGACACTGTCGGTCACCGAGGACAATCGCCCCGGCGATCAAGCATTCATCACCGCCAAGCTCGACGAAACCTCGCGCGCCAAATACCAGGGCAGCCGCGTCACCTGGTGGGATGCCGCCGCGGGCAAGCAGCGGGTGGTTCAGGTCGGGGTTGCGCCCTTCAAGACCTTGCGCCAGCGCTGTCAGAACGAAGCCGAGGCGCGGGCGGTGGCTGAGGGGGAGTTGCGCCGCGTGGGGCGTGAAGACCTCAAGCTGCAGATCGATTGTCCGGGGAACCCGCTGTTGGCGGCCGAAGGGCTGTTGCTGCTGGATGACACCTGGCCTTCCTACATGCAGGGACGCTGGTCGATTACCAAGGTGACGCACGTAGGCGACCCGGTGACGGGCTATCGCAGTTCGGTCACGGCCGGCGGGTTGTCGGCGTAATGCCTTTTACGGAGTAGGACTTATGCTGATAACACTGCCCCAGTTGCTTTACGTCATGCCGGGTGCCCGCCTTAGCGCGGGCATTTTTCTATCCTCGTTAAATACGGCATTCGCTCGGTACGCGATCAATACTCCCAAACGCCTCGCCGCTTGCCTCGCCCAGATCGGCCACGAATCCGGCGAGTTGCGCTATGTCCGCGAACTGGGCAGCGATCAATACCTGAGCCAATACGATACCGGCACCCTGGCTGCTCGCCTGGGCAACACCCCCGAAGCGGATGGCGACGGCCAGAAGTACCGGGGCAGGGGGCTGATTCAGATCACCGGGCGTCGCAACTATTTAATCTGTAGCCAAGCGTTGTTTGGCGACGAGCGCCTGCTGCTGCAACCGCAATTGCTGGAACAACCGCAATGGGCCGCCGAATCCGCCGCCTGGTTCTGGCACAGCAACGGCCTGAACGAACTGGCGGACAACGACCAGTTCAGCACCATCACGCGGCGCATCAACGGCGGTCTCAACGGCCTGGAGGAGCGTTTGCGATTGTGGGCGCGGGCGAAGGCGGTGCTATGCGTTTCCTAGCGGCCTGGCGCCTGATCGGCGTATGCCTGCTGAGCGCGTTCGTGTGGCAGGTGCAAGCCTGGCGCTATGGCGCGCAGCTTGAGGCGCAATCGGCGGCCCATGCGCAGGCGCTCAGCCAGCAAAACCAGCTAGCCTTGCGCCAGCAACAGGCGCAGCAGGACCAACGGCGGGCGCTTGAGCAACAACTCAACGCCAGCGACCAACAACATACTCAGGAGTTGAGCGATGCCCACCGTAATCAGGCCGCTCTGCGCGATCGCCTGGCCACTGCTGATGTGCGGTTGTCAGTCCTCCTCGACACCAGTGACGGCGCCAGTGGCTGCGCAATGCCTGCCACCGCCACCGGCGGCGTGGTTCATGCAGCCCCGCGAGCCCGACTTGACCCGGCGCATGCTCAGCGAATTATCGCCATCACCGACGACGGTGATAACGCCGTGATCGCCTTGCGTGCCTGTCAGGCGTATGTGCGGGCCATCGCGCGTTAG